CTAATAAATCTTTAAGAAACTTTTCCTGATACTCAGGAAGGAGGTTCATACTCTTGGTGATGTACTCGTTTTCAGTCGCCATAAGTTAAGCCCTCCGTTCAAATTGGTTCATAAGTTCGTACATCTTAGCTGCGCCTGCGCCTCTATTTCCACCGCCTGCGCCTTTAACAGCATCTGCAGTCATTACGAACTCACCATCAGATAGACGAGCCTCTTGGACAGGGCCACCGTTCTGATAAATAGTTGCGGGAATGGAATCACTGGTCCCTGATCCGGGGCCCTCGATCATTCCGCCCATGGCTCGAGTCTGAACTCGAGGAGTACCTGGGACCGCTGTCCCTCTGTAGTCGGGGCGTCTCTCCCCTGTATTGTACTGAGCCATTTCTGTGTCGGACATCAGGTTTTCAAACCGTGGTCTGCGTTGTTGATACAACATTTCACGCATAATACCGCCCATAAGAGGGTTAGTCTGCCCGTTAGCGTCTGTTATTCCAATACCCTGCATTAAGTTTTGAGCTATGCCGCCTTGCATAGGACCGTATCCGCCTGCTGCTCCGCCTGCGTTACCCATAGCACCGCTTGCTATTGCACTCATTGGTGCTGCTCCACCCATCATGCCGCCCATAGAACCGCCAAACAAAGAAGCTATACCCGCGCCTCGAGTTGCTGCACTCGCGCCCCCGCCAAGAGCGTTACCGATTAAACCAGCATTACCCATAGCTCCTGCTGTTAGTGCGTTACCTATTCCTGAGTTAAGAGCATCGGATAAAGATCCGCCCTCTCCCAAGGTTCCGATACCTCCACCAACTGCGGCCCCTACAGGACCACCAACTGCCATTCCTACAAGACTACCTAACGAAGATAAGAGACCCATTACCAGATACCTCCGCCTGCTGGCTTGGGAGCAGTAATAGGAACACTAACGTCTTTTTGTTCTGGGGGATTATTTTCTGAATTATTCTTGCTCATACCACTATCCTCAATTCACCTGTTGATGTCTTATATACATCATCTTCGACCAAACCGCCAGCTTTTGCTGCAGTGTTGTTTGCGTACACCCCAAGACCTGATAAATTAAGGGTCTCCGCCCGTACAGGACCGGGGTTTACTAGCTGTTGCGCCAACAAAGAGAACTGGCGCGTCACCTGTGCAGTGTACTCTGGACTGTATCCGTCCGGAGCTTTTGCAAAATACGGGATCGTAATGTTTGATGCGCTCATTATCGCCTCCCGTCTGGTCGTATGTCAACCCGTGGAGAACCCAGACGCCATTGCGTTCCGACTTCGTTAGACTCGACCTTCAATGATACGGATCTTCCACGAAGACGCACATCGATCTGACTTGTAAACTTTTCAACAGGGGATGCGGACGTGCGAATAGTGTCTCCACTTTCTGTCTGCTCAACTCCTCCCCCTGGATAATCTTTCGCGTTTAACGTAAACGTTGCGGTAGGACTTCCAGTAGACGCCCTAAAACCAACGTCTGGTATAATCCTACGAATTGCCATGAACCTATCGCCTTCACCTAGATCGAAGCTACTAGATTCAATGTATCCGTTAATTGGACTAGGCGGGTTAGTGCTTCCGTCAGACATTCCAAATTCGTGTGCGTAAATGTAACCGTCTGGAGACGCAGCTAAAGGATACCCCGAGACACCATGCTCTGTCCAAGCAGTTCTGTCTAATGTTCCAAAGTACCAAGTACCATCACTGTAGTTATACACTACATAGCTGTCGTTGTTGTCACTTCCTGCCGATGGATAAAACCACCAAATCTCATTAAACTTACTGTTGTTAGCAGATACAACTTTAGCAAGTTGATCAATGTTTATGTTGTCAAAAATATATTCTTGAATCGGGCATGGGATAATTTTTACGTTACCATCGTATTGATAGAACACCCTGTCGCCCATCCAAAAAACAAAATCTCCAAACGCTATAGCTGAGTTCTGAGAAATGATCGAAGTGTTGGTAGAAACTTCAGTAATACCAAAAGTAAACGGAGTTCCAATAAACTGCATCGCAGATACAGATCTATCTGTGATTACAACGATCTGTTGTTTAGTTTGTACTGCGGCAACAATTTCAGTTCCTGTACCTATTCTAAGTTCGCCTGCAGTGTTCGTTGCCGTAGCCGCCCAATCTGACACAGATCCTTGGTTCGAGAACCTAATAGTCAAAGGGTCTTGATTCCCCGGATCGCCCTGCGGATCACACCCGAAAGCCAAAGCATGTCGATCTCTTTCAGACACAAGAACCATGTTGGCAATTTGAGGTGGGCTTGTTGCGCCACCAATAGTGGTAATGTCCACGGCCCGTGTGCCTGTGCCACTGGAGGAATCCCAGTAATAGATACCGCCGCCTCGGACATTCGAAAGAAGATCTTCTCCAAAGTTGTCCATTGACCAAAGACGAAGTTGACTGCCTGCAACGCTAGTATCGGCTGCGGAACTCCAAGTGCCTCTACTCCAAGCTCCCGCGCCCCAACCTGACCCAGCAACCACCGTGTTCAAACCTGTGTTTATTTGGTATGCGCCTACTACAGAACTTCCACCGTTACCCGTGTCACTACCATTAGCGTTAACTGAAAGGTTAACCTTGTATGTATTAAGATCAACAACTTGAGTGATTTGATACTCTTGATTTAACACCGCTGCAGTAATTGCTCCACCAAGAGACGCCGATCCGCTAAACGTTACAAAGTCATTAAGTATTGCGCCATGAGCAGTGTCTGTAACAGTTAGTACGGCACTTCCATTCGATGCGGAAAATGTTACATCTCCTACTCCTGTAGTGCTTCGTAAAGGTGTAACATCTATTGGATCAGAACCATCTATAATATAAAGCTTTAGGTTTGTACCCGCCGCAACAAAGTTTGTGCCCGAAAGAGTACTGAACACATGTAAATCTCGACACGTCCCAAGCATTGTGGTGGATGTAAACCGAGACCATCCACCGATTGTTTCTGGAAACCCCATAGTAAACCGTACTTTATCCCCTGTGCGCCACCCACCTTCACTGGTGTAATCGGTGACATCTTGGATAAAACCTGGTTTAAACTGAAGTTTTTGTAGCGGCATTAGAAACCTCCAACGAGATAGTTACGAAATAGTTCCATCAGTAGTTAAGTTGCCCAAGACTGTTAAGTTGCCAGAACTATCTACACGAAGAACTTTTACGGTGTTATAGGCAAAAGTTAAATTTGTACCACTTGCTGTTACCGTCCAACTTTGCGTTCCACCCGTAACTGTTAGAGGGGAAGCAAGCGTAGGACTTGCAGAGGTTGCTTTAGTATTAAGCTGTGTTTGTATGTTTGAGGTGACCCCATCAACAAAGTTTAACTCTGCACCAGTTGCTGTCACTGTAGTGCCGTTTAATATAAAAGAACCTAAATCTAAACCAGTAGTAATATCTACAACCGCCGCGCCAGAACCCGCGCCATCGCTGTAAATAATTTTTGAAGTTCCGTTTAAAACACTAACATTAGCTCCTGACCCTTGAGTAAAAGTAGCTGTCTGACCGCTATTGTTTTTTACAATATAAACATGCTGCGCTGAATTTGGGCTTAATGTAATTGTGTTTGTGCCAGAAGGTGACCCTGCTAACAGTAATACTTTATAATGCCCGTCAGAAACCGTGCCATCTGAAGTCGTAATAGTGTGGGTTGTTCCGGACAAACTAATAGAACCAACTCCATTAACAAGTCGATCTATAATGTTCATGTTATCGTTTACGGTAGTGCCCCATGTAGAGGATTGCTCTCCGTTTGCGGGTAGCTCAATGCCGCTGTTAGCTGTGTATGTACTAGGCATTGTTCATCCTTATGCTGCTATTTCTGTCCATATTGTACCCGCGTCTGGTTTAATTGACCCCCATACAACTGCTTGACCGGCACGACCTGTGGCAGATACTCCAGTTGGAGTTACCAATGCTGTACCCGTCATTGTTATAGAGCCTACACTACCTGTAGCTAAAACTCCAGTAACAACCGCGCCTGCACCTGCTTGGGCTTGTGCGCTGCCCACAGACATAGTTCCAACTACGCCTGTGACCGAGAACGTAGCGGTGGCGGTTATAGTCGTAGTGCCAACTGCCCCTGTACCCTGAACGCCTGTAACGTCTGCGTCTGGACCAGCGTCGGCTGTACCAACTTGCCCTGTAGCTCCAGCACTTGTAACCGAAACTATAGAACCTGCTAGTGGTACGACAGAGTTTGTAGAGCCTGTACCTGCTACCCCAGTAACAGAGAACGTAGCGGCAGATGCTGTAGTGATAGAGCCAACACCCGCTGACATCTGAGGCGAAGTAACTACTGCAAGAGCCTCGCCATTTGTCGATAGAGCGCCCACTTGCCCAGTAGAACCTACACCAACAATAGAAAAAGAAAGGTCAGTAGATGCGATTACAGGACTAACATTACCATTTAGTTGCCCAGTAGCAAACGTAGCTGTTGCCCCTGCATCTACAGATACATCGTTAACTACCGCAGAGCCTTGTACAGAACCAAGAGTTAGACCGCTTTGATTCCCCGTAACTGCTACAGTGCCAATAGCTCCGTTACCCGCAACGCCTGTAGCAACAAATAGCTGCTCCCCACTACCTACATCGGAGAAGGCTGCGGTTGAATATGGGGAAAAGCCTAACATGTTACGTTGTGTCTCCTATTATTCTGGTTTTGCGGGCCATGTTACATTGGTAGGAAAACCAGATTGTTCTGGGATGTCCCTTAATTTTTGACGGTATAACGTTTTTTCATCCGACATAGCAACAAAATCAGGATGATCGGATATAGCCCATATATCTGTATCCAAAAGAGAGTAATTTCTAAACTCTCTTACTTCGTCCTCTGTCGTAAGATCATCTCGTACTGCCAATGTTAGATGATAAGTCATTTTTATATTCTCCTATTATCACTAAGTAAACTCAGCGCTGCCCCAAGCTGAACCATCGTATATGTAAAGTGAATCATCTGAGTTGTCGAAATAACAATCTCCTGCGGAAGGGCTCCCTGGTGCAGAGTTTGATGAATAGATAGAATTAGCTGAACCACCTACCCCACCTGATGTTATAGACGCAGCCGTGGTTGAATCAACGGACGCAATGTTAGTCAACTCTCTTGAGTCGCCGATTACTTGAGTATTACTTACTTTTACAGCCATAGCTTACGGTCCTACGTTTGAGCTTGGAAATGCATTAGTGCTATTTATTTTCCAAAGAATACGAATAGCGCCGTGTCCATTAAGAGTAGATCCCTTGTAGTACCCACCAGTGTCACCAGCGCCATAAGCAACACCTTGACTTGGAGAGCCTATGCCCGCTGCGCTACCTTGGGAGGCGCTTCCACCACCGCTACCTCCAGCACCAGAAGCACCTTGCCCGTATATACTAACTCCACCACCGGCGTTACCAT